CGACGTACCTTTGCCATCTCGCAGCGATATCGGAGATGATGCTACGTCGGGACCCTGAGGGGTAGTGGGGAGCAGCCCACGGCCCTCCTAGGGCAGACCCGGTGAACCGCGATCAGCTGGGGGACCCCAAGTAGCGTGCGTGACGTCGATAGCGGAATGCGAATGAACGGCGCACTAACTACAACACTCCCTTTGCTTTACCAAGGAATATCCGGCAGACCCCTACGGAGGGCTGATTACCAGAGCCATCACCCATGAGCAGACGATACTTGCGGGGTGTGGACGGCGTGCACTGGTAGTTGAAGATCGCCAACCTTCTCTTTAACCATGGATCAAAGCGAGTCCGGCGCTCCGGACACCGAGGAGGGATACGTCCCTCCGGGAATGACCAAGGAAGAACTTGAAGAAATGAAAAAGGAAAAGGGCATGGTGGCACCGACCAAAACGACAGGTGCAGAAGGCGCGTTGAACGTGGTGACAGGCGTTGGGGATCTGAGCCCCAGGCTTACACACCTCGTAAGGGAGCAAGTCTCGCGCAAGGACCACCTCCGAGCGAACGCCCTCGAAAACGCGATCGAGTGGCATGTAACAGACGCGTGGAGGATGAGCCGGGGATCCAAGCTCCCTGGCCCGAAAATGTCTCTGACCAAGGATGTTTTGGCAGACGCGGCGAGTATCCTGGCAGGATCGAAGGAGGAGTTCTTCCAGGGGAAGTACATAGGGTGGGACCCCAGCATGAAGCCGGAACAGCTGTTCTCTTACCTCAGGAAGATGAGTCTGCGGCGGCAGGCAGAGGTAGCGGCCTGCTAGGCCGCGACCTGCCATTAGGCAGGCACACGGCTGGGGAGACGGTGGGAGCGGAGCTCATCAACTGCGTGATGAAGGGGCGCCTGGACATGACGGGCCACCGTCTGGAGCTGCGACCAGAGACCTGGCTGGAGGGGATCGACTCGCAGGCCACCTTGACCAGCTGGTCGGACGGGGCATACCACTCGGGCGCGACGGAATGGCAGATGGAGGCACAGGCGGGAAGGGGACCCTGGGCGGCGCCAGGTTGCCAATGGATGCTTGCAGCTTACGGATGCGCTCACCTGGCGCACATGGCGCACGACGCGAGCCCATGCTGCCAGATTTTCTGCGGAACAGCTCAGTGGCTAACACCACTGGAACAGCTGGAGAAGAACTTTACCCACGAGTGCGACATCTTCCTGGACATAGCGGACGCACCAGCGGATGCGACAGAGGCACAGATCAGGAACCTCGAGCGCAACATAGTGGCGGCGTACCGTGTTCAAGTCGGCTTCCAAGTAGACACCCGGGACGTGCAGTTCACTTGCATCCCGCACAAGAAGGGTCAGTACCAGGGAATGGGGGGCCGATACGGGTACTATGCACGCTGGACGATCGCTCGTGTGAGGCTCGAATTAGTGCGGGAGGGGCCCAATGGACTTGGGGGCGGCGTGTCGTGGATGTGCAGGAGCTTACCTGTACTGGCTACTCCGTACGTGCTGAACCACCCAGAGGAGTTCCCCACGCTGGTGGTCCTGGCGGCACAGCTGCTCACGCAGACAGATTGGCTGCTTGGGTTCGTGCGCAGGGGGGTGGGAGCGGACCCGACTTCCGATAGCGGTGTCCAGAACAACGTGCGGAACAAAGACCTCGAGGGCTGGGCGAAGCTTTTCCGGTACTGGGATACGCTGTGGGGTGGAGTTGGGTGCACGAATAGGGCACTTTACGCTGCAGCTACGCGGATGGTGATGGGGGCTGGAACGACGAGCAGTAGGCAAGATGACGCCACAAAAGATGCGCTTTCAAAGAGTCGATCCCGCAAGCCTGGCCCGGATGACGCGCTGTTTAGTCAGCTGGCAGACGTCGACCTAATGGCGAAGTACGGGCTGAACCCCTTCCGCCACCACCCGGCGCGCACCGCCTACGAGAATGGCTCCTTCAACCCCTTGTGCGCATGGGCGGTCGAGAACAAGAAGGTAGTGCAGTACGACCCAATGCGACCACAGTTCTTCATGGATCCCGCTGGGATCTCGCGGGCTGTAAAAAGGATCGCTACAATCACTGCTCTCCACTTCGACCGCGCCAATGCAGATGCGCAATTTGCCGGTGAGGGCACGATCTACGGGGCTGGCTGGAACGGCAGCGACTTGGGCCATGAGGCAGGCTACGAGATGATGATCGCGCTGGAACGCTCTCACGCCAACGGCTGGAACGAGGAGTACGGTGCCACATTTGGGCTCTCGGTGCGCTTTGACGTCAGGGACCCTCACGAAAGCTCGCTTGGATGGGGTTTAGTGGCTTCCTCGCACGCGGACGTTGTGGTTTGCACCCAGCGTATCCCGGCTTGGGCGTGGGGCGTGTACACCATGGATCCGTACCTTGAGCCGTCTGCTTCCCCCACGCTAGGCAAGGCGATCCTCGTCAAATCGGGCAACACAAACGACGCTACCAGAATTGGGCAGCACTTCGACATTACAGAAATGCCTGAATCAGGGAAAACAGTGTTCGTCACCGAAAAGGGGAGCGCTGAAGACGAGGTGTCAACGCCGTACAAGCTTGGGCTGATGATCAACGGTCGTTACCATGCCCTGGAGCATACGTGCTCGGCAGCCGCGATCGACGCATCCCTCCCTAATGCGCGTTCCCACAATCGCGGGGTGTCGACAGCTCCGTGGCAGCTGTTCGGGCTTGGGGAGACTGTGCAGTTCCAGCTGGTGGTGAAGGCGCGCTCGCCACCGCAGCCCGGGGGACTGGCTTGCATAGGACACAACTGCATACCGCAGTGGGCGATGGACGCATCGTCCCACACGCGGGTAGTCGTGACGCCGGACCACGTCGAGTTGAGCTCGAGTGTAACACGTTTTCGTGGCTAGCGCCGGGAGGGCGCTGCGACGGCTGCACTGGTACGTAGGTGGTGGTACTAGCCGCCGATACCTCGCTATGCTGCTACGCGAGGCGCCGGGCGCTAAGGGTATTCTCCCTAGCCTGGAAGCTGCTGAGCAAGCCTGGAGAGGGTTAAGGCGTACCGTTGAGGATTTGAGAAGTGGAAAGGAGTCATCGACCGCATGGAGTGAAGCTTGGTTCGTTGGGTTGCAGAAGAAGTACAGGCCGCATGAACGCGTGGCCGCAAACGCACCCTTTGGCAAAGGCGAAGCCCGTAAGATCGTCGGTCTGACTTGGGACCTGCTCGACCCTTTGCAGCAGGAACGTTGTGGCAGAATCTTCGAGTTGTTAGACTTGCGCAGCTTACCGAACGGCGCTTGTATGGACGCATGCAAGGAGCTAGGGACCGTAGCGAAACGGCAGGGTGAGTTGCTCTTCCCCGGATTTTGGAAGTGTTTGGTGGATTGGAATTTGGCGTTCGGAGCGGCGCCAAATGGTGGGGAGGATTTTTCTGGGCAGTTGGAGGAATGGGTGTACACGGTGAAGGATGAGGACCTGAAGGGGTCCGAAAGGCATGATGTCGTCAGCGCGGGACTGCGCGAGCTGAGGCTTAGGGAACTGGACCTGCCACAGCAGATGGGCTTCGATGAGTTCATCAGGACGCCGAGCTCGTGGCTAGTGAATGGGTCAACTACTGGCAAGAGGCTGGAGGGATCGAGAGCCACGAAGTTCTCCACGTACTTGGCCTCCACGAGCGACGAGCTTTACGCGGCATTGATGGACGGCTCGCAGATCGACTACGTAGTGCTGGAGAAGAGGGAGCGCGGCAAGCTCCGTAATCTGGTGACGTCGCCGTGGTCTCTGCATGTCCAGATGTGCTGGCTCGCACAAGGCGCTGAAGACGCTCTGGAGTCGGTGTTCCCGACGACACTGAGCAATAGGGTGTCGAAGCTAGGAAGGTGGCGCACCTGGAGGCAACTGATGGTCTCGAAGATCGGTGTTCCAATCGACCAGTCGACGTTCGACCACGTGCCATGGATGGACTTGATCATCGAGGTGTGCTCTTGGGTAATAGCGGAAGCCAGGAAAGTGAGTCCCGAGCAGGGGCGCCACGACGAGGTAGGAGAAATTCTGCTTCGCAGGCTGCGCGGCGCGAAGGTGCACTGGGCGGGTCATACGTGGCATCATGTGCGTGGGCTGCTCTCCGGGTGGCGCTGGACGTCAATTTTGGGTACAATTATCAACTACGTCGAGTTCCTTGGCATCATTTCAG